TATTGCGCGAAAGAGTGGGACGTTGCCGAACGTCAGTCCGACACCTACATCGCCAAAGCAAGAGAGATCATCCGCGCCGATTGGGAAAGTGATCGCCTGACTTTTACTGCAGAAATCTTGGCCCAGCTCGCCACCCTCCAGAAAGAAGCCCGTAAGACCAACAACCTCAACGCCGCCCTGGGCTGCATTAAAACCGCCGCGCAGATCACGCAGATTCTTCAGTGAGCATCCTCAGCCACATCGAGCGCGGTTCAATTCTTCAGCGCATTGGGGAAAACCATTCCAGCATTGACGCCTCGCTCTTGATTGAGCGGGTTACGGCTGATCTGCATCCCGGCCAGCGTGCTTTTGTTGAAGATCAGTCAACGCAGATCATCGGGCTATCGGCGGGATATGGCGCAGGCAAGACGCGGGCACTTTGTGCCAAGACCTTGGCTCTTGCTATTGCTAATCAAGGCTTCGTCGGTTGCGTCATGGAGCCAACAGGCCCGCTCATCCGTGACATTTGGCAGAACGACTTCGAGGCATTTCTGGAGCAGTACGAGATCCCGTACAGCTTCAGGGCATCGCCCTTGGCTGAGTACGTTCTGCATTTACCGGGCGGCGATACCAAGATCCTCTGCCGCAGCTTTGAGAATTGGTCACGCATCATCGGCTTGAACTTGGCCTGGGTGCTAGCTGACGAGATCGACACCGTGACGCCAGCGATTGCCGATAAGGCGTTCCCCAAGATCCTTGGCCGTCTCCGCTCTGGCAACGTGCGCCAGTTCGGTGCAGCATCAACGCCTGAAGGTTTCCGCTGGATGTGGAACACTTTTGGGACAGAAGACGCGCAGCAGCGTTCAGATCGAAAGCTCATTAAAATGCGCACGGCAGACAATCCACATCTGCCCCAAGACTTCATCGAACGGCTCGAAGCAAATTACGATCCCAGCCTTCTCAAGGCGTATTTGCTTGGAGAGTTCACCAACCTGACAACCGGCCAGGTCTATGACCGTTTCGACCGGGCAAAGCACGTCATAACCGACATCCCAGACGTAAGCCGCGAACCTCTACGCGTCGGCTGCGACTTCAACGTCGGTAATTCAAACGCAGTCATCGGTGTTCGTCTTGGAGAAAAACTTCTCCTGATCGATGAGATCAGCGGCGCACATGACACCGACGCCATGGCCCAAGAAATACAACGCCGAGCTGATGGACGCCCGGTATATATCTACCCTGATGCATCAGGCGGAAACAGAAGCACGAATGCCTCGCGCACTGACATTCAGATCCTGGAGTCTTACGGGTTCAGCAATCAATCACCAAAGGCCAACCCTCCCATCCGTGATCGGGTGGCTTCTGTTCAAGCTTTGCTGGAGAACGGGAAAGGCCAAGTAAGGCTGCAGGTTGCGGCCAACTGCAAGCGGACCATCGAATGTTTAGAGCTGCAGAGCTACACCGAGGCTGGTGATCCTGATAAAGATGCGGGTTACGATCACATGAATGATGCGCTTGGCTATCTCGTTTACCGAGATTTCTCAATGCTCCATGCCCGCGCTGGTCGTGGTACTGGAATCAGGCTTTACTAAACTGCGAGCATTGGGCGGGATTTAGCTGTGTATTCAGGCTTTTCTGGTCGGCAACGTGTAGGCAACGTCACGACGGTTGAAAGCCCGAACACGGCTTACGTCAACATGGAGCCGCATTGGCTGCTGATTGAAGCACTTTTGCAAGGCACTTACGGCATTAGAAAAGGGCACCGAAAATATCTACCTCAAGAGCCAAGAGAACTTGACGAGGCTTATGACAACAGGCTGATGCGTTCAACGCTTGCGCCTTATTACGTCAGGCTTGAGCGGATGCTGGCGGGCATGTTGACCCGCAAGCCTGTGCGCCTTGAGGATGTCAGCGATGTTGTCACTGAGCAGCTTTTTGACGTTGATCTGCAGGGCAACGATCTAAACGTTTGGACTTACGAAACTGCCCGCAAGTGCATTCGCTATGGCCACGTTGGCGTTCTTGTTGATGCGCCCAAGGCAGGCGACAACGGCAGGCCGTATTGGACGCAATACACGCCCCGCGACATTTTGGGCTGGCGTTCTGAAATCAAGGACGGCAAACAGCAGCTAACCCAGCTCCGGTTGATGGAAGCCATCACAGTCCCCGATGGGCTGTACGGCGAAAAGCAAGTGCAGCAGGTGCGTGTGCTCACCCCTGGTGCGTTTGAGATTCATCAAAAGGACAAGAAGGGCGACTTTGTATTGATCGACGAGGGCAGCACCAGCCTCAGCGAGATCCCGTTCGCTGTTGCCTATGCCAACCGCGTCGGTGTTCTTGAGTCGCGGCCACCACTGGCAGACATCGCTGAGCTGAACTTGAAGGCGTATCAGGTTCAATCTGATCTCGACAATCAGCTGCACATCAGTGCTGTGCCGATGCTGGCGATTTACGGGTTTCCGCAGTCAGCAGAAGAGATCAGCGCAGGTCCTGGTGAAGCTTTGGCACTCCCGGAATCAGCGCGTAGTGAATACATTGAGCCATCTGGCAACAGCTATAGCGCACAGTTCCAACGGCTTGACCAAATCGCCAGTCAAATCAACGAACTGGGCCTTGCTGCTGTGCTGGGTCAAAAGCTCAGCGCAGAAACTGCAGAGGCTAAGCGTATCGACCGCAGCCAAGGCGACAGCACGATGATGGTCATTGCTCAGCAGATGCAAGATCTGATCGACAACTGCTTGGGCTTTCACGCGCAATATATGCAGCAGGCGCAAGCTGGCAGCAGCTTTATCAACCGCGACTTCCTTGCTACTCGCCTTGAGCCGCAGGAGATTCAATCGTTGCTGCAGCTTTACACCGCTGGCACCATTACCCAAGAAACGCTGCTGAACCAGCTGTCTGCCGGTGAAGTGCTGGGCGATGAGTTTGACGTAGAAGAGGAGATCGAGGCAACGCAGACCGGCGGCCTAATCGAAATGCAACAGCCTGAGCCGACGCCACCTGCTGCAGAAGAGGCCACAATGCCAGAAGCAGAGCCGGAGGCTGAAGATGAGTTGGCTGGATAATTTGCGCAACCGCAAACCCGAAGAACCCATCAACCGGCTTTTGTTTTTCTCCAAGCAAGAGCTAACGGAGCAGACCTACGCAGTGATCAGGGTTACTTGGTATTTGCAAGGCAAAATCTGCGGCGTATCAGAAACGGCAATCGGTCTGTATGAAGAGGATGTGATTGCTGAGTTTTCTGGCTTTGTCGGCAACGCGCTGCGTGCTGGCTGTGATGTTTCGATTGCTTGCATTGACGATCCGCAATATCTCGGCATCTATGAGTCATGAGCACGCCTGCCGAGCTTTATCGCAATGCAATCGATCTCAATCGGTTTAGCAACGGTGTTGCCAAGCGCATTGCTGTTGCATACAACGATCTTGTTTTGGACGCTGTTGATCAGCTTCGTGGCATTGATGAGCTTGCAGCGCCTGCGAAGGCTGCACGGCTTCGGGCGATCCTCGCGCAACTGAAACAGTCGCTTGAAGGCTGGGCTGAGTCAAGCACCGCGATTGCTGTTGAAGAACTGCAGGGCCTGACTGTTTTGCAGTCTGAGTTTGTGGAAGACCAGCTGCGTAAGGCTTTGCCTGTTGAGTTGCGCGATCAGATCCGCAGTGTGCAGATCAGCCCGCAGTTTGCGCAGTCTGTTGCCACGGTTGATCCGACTGCAATCAATGTGGTGTCTTTGAGCGATGACCTGCAGGCTGCTGTCACTGGAGCGCCTGCAACGTTTCAGCTGACGGCAACACAGGGCACGGCCATCACGTTGCCAAACGGAAAGGTGCTCAATAAGTCATTTAGGGGTCTTGCTGAATCTCAGGCTGACCTGTTTGCTAAAACTGTGCGCAATGGTTTGTTGACTGGTGAATCGACGGACAAGATTGCACGACGATTGAAAGGCCGTTTGCAGTTTGGAGATGTTGGGCCTTTATCGCGAGGGCAAGTTCGCGCAGCAGGTTTGTCAATGAAACAACTTGCTCAAGCTGGTGGCGAACTTACTGCGGTTGCAAATCGTCAAGTTATGGCGCTTGTTCGCACCAGTCTCAATCAAGTCGCAAATGAAGCCAGCCAGCAGGT